TTTGAAAACATGTTTATACCTTACTATGAGATACCAGGAAGAGATGAGAAGTGGTTAGAAGAACAGAAACAATTACTTGGTGATGTTAAGTTTAACCAGGAGGTTATGTGTGAGTTCCTAGGTTCAACTAATACATTAATTAATGCACAAACTATACAAAGACTTTCTACAAAGACCCCATTATACAGTAAAGCAGGGTTAGATATATATGAAGAACCACAAGATAATCACTTTTACGCTATTACAGTAGACACATCTAGAGGCATAGGTGGTGATTATTCAGCATTTGTAGTAGCAGATATAACAGAAATGCCATATAGAATAGTGGCAAAGTATAGAGATAATCAAATAGCACCCATGTTATACCCTGATATAATAGGTAAAGTGGGTAAAGACTATAATGATGCCTTTGTATTAGTAGAAGTAAATGATATAGGACAACAGGTAGTTGAAATACTACACCAAGAAATAGAATATGAGAACATATTAAGTGCAGTACAAGAACAAAATAGACAATTTATATCACCTGGTTTTGGTAAAAAGACTAAAATGGGTGTTACAACATCTAAACAAGTTAAAAGACAAGGGTGTTTTGCCTTTAAGTCTTTAATGGAAGAACAGAAATTATTATGTTTTGATGAGCATATCATACATGAAATATCTACATTTACTGAAAAGGGTAATACATATCAGGCAGATGAAGGGTATCATGATGATTTAGTTATGTGTATGGTGTTGTTTGGTTGGTTAACAACACAGGCCTTTTTCAAGGATATGACAGATATAAATACAAGAGAAGGGTTATACAAACAACAAATGGGTGATATTGAAAGTAACCTTACACCATTTATACGAAACGATGGACATGAACCAGAGTTTGAAGTACTAGGAAACGATGTTTGGTTACTAGAAGATGAATACCACCCAACCAATCTACAAAAGAAACTTAAGAATCTAATTAATTCTTAACGTATATACAGTAGTATATACAAAAATGAAGGTGTAATTACCTATATGTATAAATAGTTGCGATGATAAAATTTAAACTGTGTCATTCATAAAATAAATTAAACAAGGAGAAACTCATGGCATTTCAGCTATCACCAGGTGTAAACACAACCGAGAAGGACCTAACCAGTGTTGTACCTGCAGTCGCTACTTCAGTAGGAGCGCTTGTAGGAAACTTCCAATGGGGACCGGTTGAGGAAATCACCCTAGTAAGTTCAGAGAACAATCTCGTTGATAACTTTTTTGAGCCAAATAACGATACTGCAACGGACTTTTTCACAGCAGCATCCTTTTTGGCGTATGCAAACAGTCTGAAATTAGTCAGGGTCGTAGACGATACTACTGCTAAAAACGCTGTATCAAGCGGAACAGCTGTAATCATTAAAAACGACACTCACTATGATAATAATTATGGTTCAGGTGAAGGTTCAGTAGGTATGTGGGCTGCTAAATATCCTGGAGCTTTAGGTAATTCACTTAAAGTTTCATTTGCAGACTCTACAGATTATGATACTGATTCCGTAGCAAGCACAACAATAACAGCAGGCGGTACTGGTTATACATCAGCAACTGTAGCATTTTCAGCTCCGGGCGGATCTGGAGTAACAGCAACAGGTACTGCAACAGTTGGTGGCGGTGCAGTAACAGCTATCACTATTACAAATAGTGGTTCTGGTTATTCATCAGCACCTACAATTACTATTAGTGGAGACGGCTCTGGCGCTACAGCTACAGCGACACTAACAGCAAGTGGTTGGGCTTACGCAGACAATTTTGATGCCGCACCTAAAACTTCACTTAATGTCGGAGTTGCAGGCGGAAGTTTAGACGAGCTACATATTATAGTAATTGACGAAGACGGCTTATTCACAGGCGTAGCAAATACAGTTTTAGAAAGATTCCCAAATGTTTCTAAGGCATCAGACGCTAAAGGTATTGACGGTGGTTCAATTTACTACAAAGACATTATTAATAACCAATCCGATTACATCAGATGGATGGATCATCCAGCTGGCGACTCCACTTGGGGTACAACCGGTGTTGGTACAACATTCACATCAGCACACACATCAGCAGAATCTACTGTTTCACTAACAGGTGGAGTATCAGACAATCCTGATAGTGCAGATTACCAAACAGGATGGGCTCTTTTCCAAGACTCAGAAACTGTAGACGTTAATTTGCTAATGACTGCTGGTCTAGGTAACTCAGATATTAAGTGGGTACAGGACAATGTGGCATACGGTAGAAAAGACTGTGTATCATTTAGTTCACCACAGAAAGCTTCTGTAGTTAATAACTCTGGTTCAGAAGTAACAAGTATTACTACTGATAAAGGAGCTAATAGATCTTCAAGTTATTGTGTACTGGACGGAAACTGGAAATATATGTACGACAGATATAATGACGTATATAGATGGGTACCATGTAATGGCGACGTTGCAGGACTATGTGCAGAGACAGATAGAACTAACGACGCTTGGTGGTCACCAGCAGGTTTCAACAGAGGGTTACTAAGAAACGCTGTTAAATTAGCGTGGGACCCGACAAAAGCTCAAAGAGATGAATTATATAAAATTGGTGTAAACCCAATTATTAATTCACCAGGAAACGGTGTCGTACTGTTTGGAGATAGAACTCTATTAGGACAACCAAGTGCGTTTGATAGAATCAACGTTAGAAGGTTGTTTATTGTATTAGAGAAGGCTATTTCTACAGCAGCTAAATATCAACTGTTCGAATTCAATGATGCTTTTACAAGGGCTCAATTTGTTTCAATGGTAACACCATTTTTAAGAACAGTTCAAGGACGTAGAGGTATATACGACTTTAAGGTTGTATGTAATGAAAGCAACAACACAGGTCAAGTAATTGACGCTAATGAATTTGTTGCAGACATTTTCATTAAACCGGCAAGAGCTATTAACTTCATTCAATTGAACTTTATTGCAACAAGAACTGGCGTATCTTTTGATGAGATCGGTGGTTAACTTATAAATAAAAGGAAATAGGAGAACACAATGCCAAGCATTACAGATTTTAAAGGCTCGTTAGCCGATGGTGGCGCTAGGCCTAATCAGTTTAAGGTTCAACTTACTTACCCAACCGGCGTAGCTGGTGGTGTAAACCAAGGTAAGTCAGAGTTCCTAGTAACTGGAGCGGCTTTACCGGCATCAACCGTTAATCCAGCAATAATTCAATACAGAGGTAGGGAAGTTAAATTCGCAGGTGAAAGGATTTTTGATCCTTGGACCATTACAGTCGTTAACGATTCAGATTTTAGTATCCATAAAGCTATTGAAAACTGGATGGAATTGATGAACGAGAAAGAAGACAACAGTGGAGAAATCCAGTGGCAAAACTATACCGTTCCTCTAACGGTGGATCACTTAGATAGAAACGACAATGTTATTAGATCGTACACTTTGGAAGATGCATTTCCGATTAACTTATCAGAAATTGCACTACAATTTGCACAGAATGATATCATTGAAGAGTTTACTGTTACATTCCAGTATCAGCATTATCTAGTAATATAAGCCTAACGTTGGAGGCAGTTCTAATGATAGGGCTAGAAACGTAGAGAAAGATTATGGATATATTTGGGTTTGAAATAAAACGGAAGGAGCAGCCACAAAGCGAGAAATCGTTTGTGGCTCCAACCGAAGACGGTGCAATAGAGTCGATTCGTGCTGGTGGTTATTATGGTACCTACATGGATTTGGAAGGTATCGCACAAACCGAAGCAGAGTTGATCAAAAGGTATCGGGATATTGCCATGATGGCAGATGTCGATACAGCAATAGAAGATATAATAAATGAATCTGTTGCACAATTGGAGAACGAATCTCCCGTCGAACTTAACTTAGACGATGTAGAACTATCGTCATCAGTTAGAAAATCAATCCAAAAAGAATTTGAAGAAATAAAGAACCTCCTGGACTTTAAGGAAAGAGCCCAGGACTACTTTAGAAGGTGGTATATAGACGGACGTATATTCTTCCACAAGGTTATAGACCTTGAAAATCCTAAACAAGGGATGACAGACATTAGGTTTATTGATCCCAGGAAAATTAGGAAAGTCCGTGAAGTTAAGAAGGAAAAGAATCCTTCAGGCATACAGTTTATTAAATCGGTAGAAGAGTTTTTTATATATAATGAGAAAGGTGTAACTCAAAAACCTGGACAGTATGTAGCCCCTGAGAATCAACAGGGATTGAAGATTACTAAGGATGCAATAGCATACTCAAGTAGCGGTTTGGTAGATCACGATAAAAACATACCTTTATCTTATCTACATAAGGCAATTAGGCCGGCAAACCAATTAAGGATGATGGAGAACGCAGTAGTTATTTACAGAATTACTAGAGCTCCAGAGAGAAGAATTTTTTATGTTGATGTTGGTAACTTGCCAAAGTTAAAGGCAGAACAATATCTAAAAGACATAATGGATAGGTATCGTAATAAATTAGTTTACGATGCCAACACAGGCGAAATTCGAGATGATAAGAAGTTCATGTCTATGTTGGAAGACTTCTGGTTACCTAGAAGGGATGGCGGAACAGGAACACAAATTGATACATTGCCAGCAGGTCAAAACTTGGGGCAAATAGAAGACGTAGAATATTTTCAACGTAAATTGTATCAAGCATTAAACATTCCTGTATCACGTTTAGAACAACAGGCTGGACTAAATTTTGGTAGAGCAGCTGAGATAAATAGAGATGAGATGAAGTTTACAAAATTCATCATCAAACTAAGAAGAAAATTCTCAGTATTGTTAAGCGATCTTTTAAGAACGCAGCTTTTACTAAAAGGTGTTATAACAGAACAAGATTGGGAAGATATTAAAGACGATCTTGAATATGAATTTGCTACTGATGCCTACTATACAGAATCTAAAGAACAAGAGATTTTACGAAGTAGGGTAGAAGTATTAAACGGATTAGCAGCATATATAGGAACATTTTTTAGTAAGCGCTACATTCAAAAGAATGTTTTAATGCTTACAGATGAGGAAATTGATACTATTGAGACTGAACTATTATCAGAACCACAGTATCAGAGACAATATCAATGGAGTCCATTAAGTGCAGTCCAACCGGAAGCACCTCAAGGACCCGAAGGAATGCCAGGAGAAGGTGTACCGGAACCTGGCCCAGATAATGGAGCATAAATAATATGACAGAAGAACAAAAAACTGAAGTGGAAATTAAAGATATGTTAGACAACATGATCCAACAAAATGGAGATGATGTTCAAAGTAACTTTAATGATTTAATGAATCAAAGAGTTAACGATGCGTTAGATCAAGCTAGAGTGGAAAAGGCACAGGATATATTTAAAAATACTTTAAATCCTGATGGTGCAAGCCCCGAAGAGTTTGATAAAATGGGGTTGACCCCAAACGAGGAACCGATGGGAGAGATACCTGATCCGGTTGATGTTAATTTAGAAACAGGTGTACCTGTAGATAAGGAAGAAACAAATGAAAACGTATGAAGATTTTAGAGCAGGAGTTATTACCGAATCTCCTGTTGATGGTGTAGCTAAAGGCTCACTAGAAGGCGATAAACACATGTGCGCAAGTAAGATATTCAAAGAAGGTTTTGGAGAAGGTAAAACTATTATAGGCGAACATGCTGCTCCAGATCAATTTGGACGCGTTTCATGGTATAAAGTAATGTTTGAACACGGTATAGAAACAGTTGATGTGAATGATCCTGACGTAGAAGTTCTAGAAGAGAACGCTCATATGAATCATAAAGCAAAGAAAAAATATAACTTACCAAAATAAAGGAAAATTAAATGGCAGTCACAGTAAATAACTTAAAACTAACCCAAGTCCAGGGTGTGGTTAGTGTTAGGGGGACTGCAGCGACAGGCACAATTGATCTTAGTGTTACACTAAAGAAGTCAACTGAAACGCAAAGCTCCCCAACAGTAAACATAAAAGGGCTACATTGGACATTATCAAGTGGCGCTAGCGCCAAGGTGCAAAGAAACTCCGTCGTATTATACGAGCTTATGGAGTCTGGCTCATTGGACATGTATGGTTTTGCCGATAATTCAGAAAACACATCAGATATAGAAGTAGTAATCGCCGGGGGAGCAGGCGGAACTGTTATAGTAGATTGTGCTAAAGTTTCTGGATACGGTTCACAACAACACCAAGGTGCCGACGGCGACTTAGGATAAGGAGAGGACAATGAAACTTATTAAAGAATTTAACGAGGAGATAAAATACCTCACAGAGGAGACAAAAGATAAAAATAAACCTAATGTGTTTATTGAAGGCGTCTTCTTACAATCAGATTTAAAAAACAAGAACGGTAGAGTTTACCCTAAAGAAATAATGCAGCGAGAAGTGCAGCGTTATGTAAGTGAGAACGTTAAAACTAAAAGAGCTTATGGCGAATTAGGACATCCTGATGGACCAACAGTTAATTTAGATAGAGTTTCTCATATGATTACAGATTTAAGGGAAGACGGTAACAACTGGATTGGTAAAGCCAAGATAATGGATACACCAATGGGCCGTATTGTTAAGGAACTCATCAGCGAAGGTGCTCAGCTAGGCGTAAGTTCTAGAGGACTGGGCTCACTCAAAGAGAGAAACGGCATAAATGAAGTACAAGGTGATTTTATGCTGGCCACTGCAGCAGATATTGTTGCAGATCCAAGTGCTCCTGATGCTTTTGTACAAGGCATCATGGAAAACAAGGAATGGGTTTTTGTTAACGGGAGATGGACTGAACAAGACGTTGAAGTAGCACAGGATACTATTAAACGAGCGTCTGGATCGGAGCTAGAAGAGCAAAAATTAGCTGTTTTTAGTAATTTTCTAGACAAATTATCCAAATTCTAAACCAAAAACTATATAAATATAAATAGTTTATTAGATTATATAATTAAATATTTAATCCGACTTAAAAAAGGAGTAAGACATGGGAGTAGAATCCAAAATCAGAGAACTTCTAGAAGGCAAGTTACAAGACGAGTCTGTAGAAGTGCTAGATGAGGCTATTGCAGGAGACCAACAACCGCCTAGACAAGGTAGTTCAAGTACTGCTAATTTGCCTACATCTTCAGCGGACGCACATCGTCCGTTAGACAAAAAAGTTGGTGATGCTACCCCTCCATTACAAGGTTCATCCAACCCAAATCCTGAACAGCAAGACCTAAGCGGGTCTAGCAACCCAGAAGGTGGGTTAACAAGCCCTGTTGGAAAAGCAGCATCAAGTAATGCTTCTAAAGCACCTGGCCTAGAAGGCGCAGGCGCTGGAAAAGCTCCTAACTTCTCAGATGCAGAAGATCCTAGAAATGTTGTTGGCCAATCAAGTTCACAAGGTAACAGAGGTCCTATAGGCGAAGACGAACAAGTTGAAGCCGAAGAGGAACAAGAAGTTCTTGATTCAGAAGTTGAAGAAACTGAAGAACAAGAAGTAGTTGCTGAAGAAGAAATTGAAGAAGGCGACGACGTGGAAGGTGACGATGACGAAGAGGAAGAAGGTGGCGATGAAGAAGAAGCTTCTGAAGAAGAGGAAGTAGTTGCAGAAGAAACTGAAGAAGATTCAGAGGAAACTGAAGCAGAAACTCTATTTGAAGAAGACATTGCTAACTTATTTGCCGACGAAGAGCATCTAAGCGAAGAATTCAAAACTAAAGCAGCCGGCTTATTTGAGGCAATAGTAGTTTCAAGAGTTAATTCAGAGATTGAAGAAATCGAGAAGGAACTTGTTGAATCAGCTAATGTTGAATTTGAGAAGGCTAAGGAACAACTCATAGAAAACATTGACAAGTATCTGTCTTATGTTACAGAACAGTGGATGGCAGAAAATGAGCTTGCTGTTGAGAATGGGATTAGAAATGAAATCACTGAGAGCTTTATTAAAGATCTTAGAGAGACATTCCAAAATCATTACATCGATGTTCCTGAAGAAAAATTCGATGTATTAAAATCTCAGCAAGACGAAATAGAAGAGTTAAAGTCCAAGTTAAACGAGGAAGTTAACAAATCTGTTTCTATCAGCGAAGAAAGGGAACAACTACAAAAGGAAAAAGTTTTCCGTTCCGTGGTTGACGATCTAGCTGAAACTGAAGTTGAAAAGTTTGCATCACTTGTTGAAGGCGTATCTTACGATTCAGAAGAGATGTACACTCAGAAACTTAATGTTATCAAGGAAAATTATTTTCCAAAAGCAATATCTGATGACACAGAGAAGCTAGAAGATAGCGTTGATCAGGGGGCCGTAGTAGACAATACTGTGATGGGAAAATACGTAGAAGGTATTTCACAAGCAGCGAAGTTTTCTAAGGTTTAAAAATTAATTTTTTTATAAATAATTAGGTTATAAAACATAACAAACGTTAAAACAAGGAGAAACTGATGTATCTTTCAGAAGAACTACAGAAAAAGTGGAGCCCAGTTCTTGAACATCCAGATCTTGCAGAGATCTCGGACCCATACAAGAGAGCGGTAACCACAGTAGTACTCGAAAACCAGGAGAAAGCTCTTAGAGAAGAGAAAGAAGCCCTTTTCGAGGCTACACACGCTAACCAGACTGGCGCTAACGTTGACAACTATGATCCTATTTTAATATCATTAGTTAGACGTGCGCTGCCTAACCTTATGGCGTATGATGTTTGTGGTGTTCAGCCAATGTCAGGACCTACAGGTCTTATCTTCGCAATGAAGTCACACTATACCTCTCAAACAGGTACAGAGGCTTTATTTAACGAAGCAGATACAGACTTTGCAGGTGCTGGTACACACGCTGGCGCTAACCCAGTTGATGGAACTTACACAACTGGTACTGGTGTATCCACAAGCACTGCAGAAGGCTTCGGAGATTCAACAACTCTAAACCAAATGGCTTTCTCAATCGAGAAAACTACTGTTACAGCTAAATCAAGAGCTCTTAAAGCAGAATATACTGTTGAACTTGCTCAAGACTTAAAAGCTGTTCATGGTTTGGATGCTGAATCCGAGCTAAGTAATATCCTTTCACAGGAAATACTTGCAGAAATTAACCGTGAGGTTATTAGGACTATCTATAAAGTAGCAAAAACAGGCTCAGCCTCAACTGCTACAGCTGGAACATTCGACTTAGACGTCGACAGTAACGGTAGATGGTCAGTAGAAAGATTTAAAGGTCTTTTATTCAATATCGAACGTGACGCTAACGTAATTGCACAAGACACAAGGCGTGGTAAAGGTAACTTCATCATCTGTTCATCAGATGTTGCTAGTGCTTTATCAATGGCTGGTGTTTTAGATTACGCTCCAGCTTTATCAACTAACTTAAATGTTGATGACACAGGTAATACTTTTGCTGGTGTGCTAAACGGACGCTATAAAGTCTACATTGACCCTTATTCAGCAAACACAGGAGCTGCTAGCCAGTTCTATGTTTGTGGTTATAAAGGCACAAGCCCTTATGACGCTGGTCTTTTCTATTGTCCATATGTACCACTACAAATGGTTAGGGCTATTGACCCAAGCACATTCCAACCTAAAATTGGTTTCAAAACTAGGTATGGCATGATCGCTAACCCATTCGTAGTACAGTCAGACGGAACTACAGATGCAGACACATTTACTGCAGATCGTAACCAGTACTACAGATCAGTTAAAGTTACAAACTTAATGTAATCTTACACTAAGGTCAAACGGAAAAAGGGAGCATTGCGCTCCCTTTTTTTATCTACATAATATTATCGAACACTCTACTCATGGTTTTCATATCAACACAGCTACATTCCATATCGGAATAATTCCTACCTTCACATAATGCTATGAGGGGAACAGGACAACTATAATTCCTGAGATCAGGTTTGTAGTTATATTTGCTTGAGAAGTCACCACTCGTAGATGCACACCCTGTGGTTAGTAGGGCTACCAATAACAGTTTTTTCATTGATTGTCACCTTGTTAGTGATTGATGTTAGTGTGAAATGTCCCTGAGGACACAGATATTTATAAAAGGTATTTTTAGAGATTGACATTTGGTTACTTTGAAAGTATTATAAATACCAGTGTATATATTAAACTAACCGGAGAATATATGGCGTACAGTAAAAAGGTTGTAGATAGATTTAATGATGTTTTAAATAATCCACAAGATCATGGGGTAGGAAGATTTGACCCTAATGACCCAAATGTTGCTACAGGAATGACTGGAGCACCAGCATGTGGAGATGTTATGAAGTTAGATCTTAAAGTTAATCCTGATACAGATGTTATCGAGGATGTAAAATTTAAGACGTATGGTTGTGGTTCTGCTATTGCTAGTTCTACAATGTTTGTTGAAATGCTTAAGGGTATTACAATGACACAAGCATTAGAAATTAAAGATAAGGATATAGCAGCAGCACTTGAACTACCACCTATTAAACTTCATTGTTCTGTACTAGCAGAAGATAGTATTAAAAGAGCATTGAAGGATTGGGATGAAAAGAAAGCACACAGAAACCATAACAGAGGACCTGAATGAATATAGATTGGACAGACGAAGCTCTTACACAGGCAATTAAGCGTGTTGAATCAAAGGGTGTACCTGGAATCCGTATTGGATTATTAGGTGGCGGTTGTTCTGGTTTCAAGTATGATTTTAATTATGCCGATGGTCCGAAGTCAGACCAAGATATAGAGTTAGACTTTGGCAAGTTTAAAATGTGGGTTTGTCCTATGTCAGAGATGTACCTTGATGGGGTAGTAATTGGCTGGGAAGTAGAAGGATTGAATGAACAGTTTACATTTTGGAATCCACTAGAAGCTAACTCATGTGGTTGTGGGGCATCGGTAGGTTTTTAAAAAGGAGTATATTATGGCAAAAACTTGGAGTGGAAAAATCACTCATACAGTTAGAAAAAAAGCCACTTCACAAGGTGTAGGTGGTAGAAGTAGAAGTGTAAAATGCTCTACTTCAACAATGAATAAACACAAGAAAAGATCTTATAAGAAATATAGAGGTCAAGGGAGATAGATGGCATTAACAGAAGACATTACCGTATCAGCTAATTCGTGGAGTAATGCAAATCCTAATGAGTTAGATTACCTAAGACCAAATGGTTTTAAGTTTCAGGTACATAACATACCTAACACGTCTTATATGTGTCAGGCTGCTAACATACCTGAAATATCAGTAGGTAATCCAACACAATTCACACCACTTGTAGACATACCAATTCCAGGAGACAAATTGGAATTTGGTGCATTACAAATAATGTTTATTATACAAGAGGACATGATGAATTACAAAGAATTATATGATTGGCTAATTGGAATGGGTTTCCCAGAGGATAGAAAACAATATCAACAGTATGGTGAACAACAAACATACAGATTTCCTCAGGTAGCAGACTCAACCAGAAACCAGCAAGGTTTATTAAGTGATGCTTCTTTGTTTATATTGGATTCAAATAATAATCCTAGTGTTACAATAACATTTAGGGATTGTTTTCCAACAAGTTTGGGTGGTCTAAACTTTGAAATTGTATCTGGAAGTACAGATTATATGCAGGCAGTAGCCATGTTTAGGTACAAAGATTATCTAATTGAAACTGCAGCAGGTAGTTAACCAAACGGTACAATAAACAGTTGACTCTTAGTTACTAAGAGCCTATAATGTGTATATTATGATAACTCTAAATGAGATACAAGAGATGTGGGAAGAAGACTGTAAGGTCGACGAGCTCAACTTGGGTCAAGAATCCACAAAAATACCAGAATTACATGCTAAATATTTGAACATGTTAAGCACATTCAAATTACAGCTACGAAAAAATAGATCCAATTTATTATCCTTGCGTAGGACCAAATGGAAATACTACCGAGGTGAATTAACTCAACAAGAACTTAATACATTAGGTTGGGAACAATACTTAGGTTCAGCTCCACTGAATAACCAAATGAATGATTATTTAGATACTGATCCTGATATAATTAAGTTAACAGACAAGGTAGAATATATAGAAACTTGTCTTAATCAATTGGATTATATTATGCGTTCAATCAATAGCAGGTCTTTTGATATTAAAAATGCTATTGAATGGACTAAGTTTACAAATGGACTTTTATAATGAATATATTTTTATTACATGAAAATCCAACCATCTGTGCAGAACAACATTGTGATAAACATGTGGTTAAAATGGTAATTGAGTATGCACAGCTCATGTCAACAGCACACCGGGTACTTGACGGAGAATTATATGAAGAAAAGACAGCAGCAAACAGACGAATCAAAAGATGGCGACATCCTAACTTATGTATGGAGGCTAAGTTATACAAGGCCAGCCATGTTAATCACCCAGATGGTATATGGGTTAGAAGTAGTGATGCCAATTATAATTATCTATATAATTTATGGTGTAGGTTATGTGAAGAATATACTCACAGGTATGGCAGGGTACACCTAACAGAAGAAAAACTTAAAAATTTACTTAGGTTTGCTCCAACAAATATTAACCATGTAAAACAGGCAGACGTACATGGTTTACCTCTTGCAATGCCTGAAGATGTTAAAGGTAATAGTGTAGTAAATTCTTATCGTAGGTATTACAAGAAATATAAAATAGACTTTGCCAAATATACAAACAGAGATTATCCTGAATGGTTATTAGCGTAACAAAGAAAGACGAAGTACATTTAAGAATCAAGACTGAACCTAGTATTGAACAAGAAATAAATGACTTCTTTACCTTTGAAGTGCCTGGCGCAAAGTTTATGCCTTTGTATAGAAAAAGAATGTGGGATGGTAAAGCAAGACTTTTTAGTATGTACAATAAAGAACTATATATTGGTCTGTTACCTTACTTAAAAGAGTTTGCTGATACATTAGAATATAAATTAGACGTAGACATACCTGACATAGGAGAACAAACAGATGTCGACAAACTCACAAAAGCGCTCAACTTCCAATCAGGAGGAAATCCAATACAAATTAGGGACTATCAGAGGGATGCAGTTGATCATTGCATTAAGCAAGGAAGAACTTTACTTCTGTCGCCGACTGCTAGTGGTAAGTCTCTTATTATCTATAGTCTTATTAGGTATCACAACGCTCGTGGGCGTAAACAGCTTATTGTCGTTCCTACTACGTCCTTGGTAGAACAGATGTATGGCGACTTCCAAGATTATGCTAGTGCAGATAGTTGGAGTGTTGCAGAGAACTGCCATAGGATATATGGGGGCAAGGTTAAGAGTAATGATTACCCTGTTATAATAAGTACATGGCAATCAATATACAAGTATCCTAAAACATGGTTCAAAGACTTTGATGTTTTTTATGGTGATGAAGCACATTTATTTAAAGCAAAGTCATTAACAACATTAATGAACAAGTGTACAAACACACCTTATAGAATAGGAACAACAGGAACATTAGACGGAACAAAAACACATAGGTTGGTGTTAGAAGGTGTATTTGGACAAGTACATAAGGTTACAACTACTAAAAAATTAATGGACGACAAACAACTTGCTAATCTAAAAATTGTTTGTATGGCATTGAACTATGATGACAAAACTAAAAAGGAAAATAAAACATTTAACTATCAAGAAGAGATAGATTGGATAGTTAAGAACCCAGAGCGTAATAAAATAATAAGAGATTTAACAGTAGCACAAGATGGTAATACATTAGTTCTATTTCAATTTGTAGAAAAGCATGGAACAGTACTACATGAGATGGTACAGAAGGCAGTAGATAAAGATAGAAAAGTATTTTTTGTATTTGGAGGCACAGATACAGAAACAAGAGAAGAGATTAGAGCTATTACAGAAAAAGAAAACAATGCTATTATAATTGCTTCTTACGGAACATTTTCAACGGGTATAAATATAAGGAACCTTCATAATATTGTGTTCGCCTCCCCTAGTAAGAGTAGAATAAGAAACTTACAGAGTATAGGTAGAGGACTTAGAAAAGGAGACAAGAAGGTTGTATGTAACTTGTTTGATATTGGAGACGATTTATCATGGAAGTCTCACAAGAATTACACTTTAAACCACCTAATAGAAAGGGTTAAAATTTATAACGAAGAAGGCTTCGATTATAAGTTAGTTAAAATAGATGTCGGAAGTTAGCATATTAAAATTAAGAGACGGAACAACTTTAGTTGGTAAGGTTACCTCTGATGGAGAAATGGTAGATATAGAACACCCAATAGAAGTAGTCCCAACACAAGGGATGCTTACACAAGGTATAATTGGTGAACATATAAGTTTACGACCTTGGATAGCATTAGCAGAAGAACAAACTTTCACAATTGAAAGATATAATGTTATAACAATAGCATCATTACAGACAGCATTTCAGAAAGGATATCATGATATGGTTGAATCTATATACATGAAAGACCCTGAATGGGCTGGCTCATTTATTAACGAGCATGAACTACTAGAAGAACTTAGAGAAGATTTAAGGAAAAGAGTAGAAGACATGGAAGATGAAGCAAGTCTATCAACTGAATTAGCAGATGCTAAGTTAAATAAAAAGATTCATTAAGGAGTATATAATGGCAAAAAGACGTGATCCTAATTCAGCACATTACATAGATAACAAGGAGTTCCTTGCTAAGATTACTGATTATAGGAATAGTAGGATTGAAGCAGAAGAATGTGGAGACCCTAAACCACAAGTAACTAATTACTTAGGAGAGTGCTTTGTTAAAATAGCAAACCACTTAGCATACAAATCAAATTTCGTAAACTATACATTCAGAGATGAGATGATTTTAGATGGTATTGAAAACTGTTTAACATATATAGACAATTTTAATCCAGAAAAATCTAATAATCCTTTTGCATACTTTACACAAATCACATATTACGCTTTCATTAGACGTATCCAAAAAGAGAAACGTCAACAAGAAACCAAAATGAAATATATTAAAAGTTTGGACCTTGAAGAGATGTTAGAACAAGGTGCAGATGGTGATACACATTCAAATGAATATTTGAATTACATGAAACAAATTATTGAACAGTCAGACGCAGATAAAGAGGCAGCAGATAAACAAAACACTGGTAAGAAAATGCCTAAGCGTAGACCCAAATATTTAGATGAGAAAATTAAAAAAGAAGAAGAGGCTAAAAAAGGTAAACAAGACTCTTGATTATAGGTTAGCCCTTATATATAATATCACATTATGAAACTCAGGTACTCAGAAGCATTTTATAGTATTCAAGGCGAAGGTAGATTCGTTGGTGTCCCTAGCGTATTCCTTAGGGTGTTTGGTTGCAACTTTGAGTGTAGAGGATTTGGACAGGAAAGAGATAATATGATTCCTGTAGAAGAAATGCCTTACTACACAGATCCAAAGGCAGATAAAAATCACCCAGAAGCTTATAAGTCTATAGACGATTTACCTGTTACACCAATAGGTTGTGATAGTTCAGCATCTTGGGCTATGAAATATAAACATTTACAAATGACTAAGACAATAGATGAAGTCTTTGAACATGTAATAAGTTTATTACCTAATGGTAGGTTTGATGAAAAAGAAGATATCCATTTAGTCATAACAGGCGGTGAACCGCTATTGGGTTGGCAAAGGTGTTGGCCAACTCTACTCCAACTATGTTGGAAGAAGGGATTAAAGAATGTTACATTTGAAACTAATGGCACACAACTTGTTAGCGGTGACTTATGTTCATTCTTTAATAACCTTCCTGACTTACATGTAACATGGAGTACATCTCCTAAGTTAAGTTTAAGTGGAGAAAAGAGAGAAGAAGCCTTGAACCCCGAGGCACTGAACACAATGAATGGGGTATGGAACAGTCATTTATATAATAAATTTGTAGTTAGAGATATGGATGATTTTGAAGAGGTAGATATTTTTGTTAAGGCATATAAAGAGGCAGGTGTAAAATTAGATGCTGTATATTGTATGCCAGAAGGTGCAACCCTAGAACAACAAACTCTAACTGCAAAAGGTGTTGCAGAAGCATGTATGGAAACAGGTTATAAGTTCAGTCCTAGATTACATATAGATTTATTTGGCAATGCCTGGGGAACATAAACAATGAAATGGTGGGATATATTATGGAAACAAAATCCTGAAACGGATATTGATACTTGGAAAGATCCAGATCCAGCAGATTTAAATATAGATAATGCTTATAAGACAAGATGGATTTGGTATCATACTATATTAGCAGTTGAACTCTTGTTAGTTATTATAATACAACTTGCTATTTTATTATTGTTAGCGATAAAATTATGAAAACAGCAATTGATCCAAGAACAACAGAAGAAAAAATTTATGTTACATGGGACGACCATAAAGGTTTAGTCTATGAACTTTACGAACAAATAAAAATAGCAAGGTGGTATTACAATGAACACTTATCTGTTCATCATCAACGACCTGTTAAAAAAATTGTAGGTGTGAGTCGAGGAGGACTTGTACCTGGTGTCATGTTAAGTCATATGTTTGATGCAGAATTTGAACCATTAGTTTGGCAAACAAGAGACGGTGGTGAAACAGATACAATAAAGGCTATTGAATTAAATAATAGTGATATATTAAAGGATACCATTTTTGTAGATGATATATGTGATAGTGGTACTACAATAAAACAAATAAGATCTTTAATACCAGACAGTCAATGGGCAGTACTTCATAACAAATTGGGTGACATGGATATTGACTTTGAAGGCAAAAGGCTTTATTATGATGGACAATCAGACCAAAGATGGGTAGTTTACCCTTGGGAGAACAGTTAAAGATGTATAAATATATAGGCAACACAAAGGTTGCAAGTATAATAAACAAATATCCGTGTAAGGAAGGAGTAAAAAATGGCTTTTAATAAGACAAAAACTGACCCAGAACTTGGGTTAGAAATTCACAAGCACTTAGTCAAGTGTGGAGTAGAAACACCCGTAATAGATAATTCACTTAATCGTACTGAGAAGATAGATATAATTGAATCTCGGTTTACAGATATTATGAACGCATTAGGACTTGATCTTAATGATGATAGTCTTATGGACACACCTAAGCGTGTGGCAAAGATGTATGTGAATGAAATCTTTTGGGGTTTAGACTATGAGGCATTTCCAAAATGCACAGCAGTTGAAAACAAAATGGAATATGAAAGCATGGTTATAGAAAGGAACATTAATGTTCAATCTAACTGTGAACACCACTTTGTTGTAATTGATGGTGTTGGAACTGTGGCATACATTCCTAATAAAAAAGTATTAGGATTAAGTAAACTGAACAGAATAGTAGAATACTTTGCTAAAAGACCTCAGATACAAGAGCGTTTAACAGAACAAGTATATTATGCACTACAATACATTCTCGATACAGA